GTGTCCGGGCCTATCGCCGTCAGAAAAAAAACCCCCCCCCTTGGCCCGGTTGCAGGGAAGGCAGGACGCGGCCAGGTTCCCGGGCGAATCAACCCATCCTTTCCGATCCGATAGCGCCCATTCCCTACGGCCGATGATGTGATCGACCTCGGTGGCCGGGGCCCCGCAGCATTGGCAGGTGTGCCGGTCCCTGGCTAGGACCGCGGCCCGTATCTTTCGCCAGCGTCGGGTACTGCCCCGCTTGCTCAGCGCCGAGGTCATGGCTGGGGCGCTGACGGTAGGGCGCATACGAGGATGATGACCAGACGGAACAGCCAGTCGGGCGGGTTCCACGGTGGCGGTACCTGGGCCATCAGTTGCTCCATACCTCACACTCGGTCAGATGTGCGATCAGGGCGCAACTCCAGCATCGGACCATGACCGAGGTTCCGTCGTAGTACCAGAGGGGGGTTCCGGTGGCCCGGTGGCATTGGTCGCAGACGACGGAGACCGTGTCGGGTGGGAGGCCGGCGGCTTGGGCGCCCCAACCCCAGCAGGCCTCCTCGATGGGTTGGTCGATCCCATGCTCCCTGGCGAGCTCGCGTAGCTGGGGCTTGGTCAGGGCGTGGAGGTAGGCGCGGCGGTCGTCACCCGGAGGGGGAATGCTCACACGGGGGTGGGTACCGGCGACCGCCACGGTTCTAGCCCAGTCTCCCGGTGGCGGCGTCGCCGTAGTGCTCGATGAGCCGGGCCAACCATTTGCGGACGATTGCCAGGTCGTCGTCGTGGGCGTGGTCGTCGCGTTCGTCTAACCATTCGCCGAGCTCGACCGCGGCGTCGTCCATTTTCTCGGCGCATCGGACAACAGAGGCCAGGCCCCGCCGTTTCGCCTTCTGAGCTTCGGACAGTTCCGGTCGGGGGTCGTCCTCGAGATACCGGCCGTCGTCGCTGTCGACAGCGCGGGCGCTCGGCGGGTCGGGCCAGGTGTCACCGAACAGGGGCCGGGCGGTGACGATTCGGGGTTCGGACTGCATCATCGGATGTTTCCCTTCTCACGGACCCGGTCAAGCAGCTCGCGGTTATGGGCCTCGAACGCGGCGCGGCCGGCCTCTTCTTCTTTCTTTCTTTCTTCTTTAAGAGAGCGCTCGTTTTGAGCGGGGTCAGCGTCCATTTCGAGCGGGGTACCGCTCAGATTGAGCGCCGTCTGTTGAGCAGCGCTCATTTTGAGCAGTGCCGCTTCCAGCTCCCCAGGATCGGTAGGGATATGCCAGTCGCCCCGGTTGACTCGGTAGCGGGCGGGGTGGCCGGGTTTGGACCAGGCGATTTCGAGGGCGCCGAGGTTGATCGCCTCGAGGACCAGGCGGCGAACCGTCGAATGTCCCTGGTAGGTGATCGCGGCGATATCGGATTGGAGCAGGGGCCCGGTCCAGTCCCGGCCCTTTGGCGTCTTCCAGGCGATCGCTACCAGCAGCAGTTGGATACCGGGCGGTAGGGGCGGGTCAGTGGGGCGGGACGGGTGGGGAAGTACTTGTTTCAGGGCCTCAGTCGACATCGTCTTCGAGCCAGGCCTGAAGCCGGGATTCGAGGATGATCCACTTCCAGCCGACACGGCGGGCGCCGGGGATAGTGCCCTCGCGGAAGTAGCGGCGCACCGTCTGTTCGTCGAGGTGGAGCCGGCCGGCGACGTCGGGCACTTCGAGTACCGGGTCGGTGACGGGCTCGGGTTGGGTAGTCACCATGAAGTCCTCCAGGGGTAGCGAGTTCGACTACCCCACAACGACTACAACTGCCCTAGTACCCCGTCAACTCAGAGGCAACACGGCGCATTACCTCTTAACACATCCTATCATGCTAGGTACACGCAAGCGGACAACGGTTAGGAGACAACAGGAAATGCGACTAGCGCGATTGGGTCACGGGTTCGGGGTCTACCGCCGATCCGACGACGGGCGGTACATCGCCAAGTACCGGGACCAACACGACCAACCTCAAGCCCCGACTTTCAAGCGCGCCGCTGACGCTAACGCCGCGGTGACCGAGGCCTTCCGACTTTGGCCGGGCCGGGGCGGGCCGGTGTCATCGTTGAGCATCGAGGCCATGGTCGGCGACTACCTCAAGCACCGCGAGGTCATGTACCGCGACGGCGAGATTGCATACAACACGATTGTCACCGACCGATCCGGGGCGGCAAGGGTGATAGCCGATCTGGGCGGGGTCTCCGCGATCGATCCGCGGATACGACCCCGACTCAACCAGTGGGTCGACGGGCTCAGGACCTCGGGTCTGGCCCCGCGCACGGTGAGCATGTACGCCGGGGTGTTACGGGGCGCCTACCGGCGGGCGGTCGAGCTGGGGATGATCGCCGAAATGGCCCCGGTGCCGACAGTCCGGGTCCGCTACCGGCGCACCGGCCAGGCGATAGGCCCCGACGGGCTACGGGCCATCATTGAGGCCCATCCCGATCTGTACCGGCCATTCGTGACCACGTTGGCCTTCTCGGGGATGAGGATCGAGGAAGTGTGCTCACTCGACGTCGGCGACTTCGACCCCTCGAGCTCGACCTTGGCCGGCGGTGGGAAGACCGAGGCGGCCAAGTCCCGCCGGGTGGCGATTCCCGACTGGCTCAGCCGCGAGCTGGCCCACTACCTCGAGGACAGGACCGAGGGGCCGCTGTTTCTCAACCGGCGGGGGAACCGGGTCGACCCCGACAGCTACCGGGCGCGGGTCTGGGCCAAGGCCAAGGCCGAGGCCGGATACCCGGAGGCGACCCCCCACTGGCTACGACACACCCTGGCGACTATGCTCGCCGAGACCGGCCGGGGCGTCTACGAACTGCGCTCCCATTTCGGATGGTCCGACTCCCGTATTGCTGACCACTATGTGAAGCGGGCGCAGAACGGGGTTCGGGCCATCGCGGACAGCCTCGAAGGGTACGGGCCGGTGGCATGAGGGTGACAGAGGAACGGCGTCTGGTCCTCAGCTGCCCGGAAGCCATCCATCAGGCGGGGAAGCGTGGGGAGCCATTGACCACCGGCGACGGGCCTGTCGAGGTGCTCATCCTGTTGTGCGATGACTGCACCGTCTTGGCCCGGCGGGCGGGTTTGGTGCTGGAATCCACGACCCCTCGAAGGGACCGATAACTGGTGCAAAACGATGCGAATTGGTGCGAAATCGGCCAAATCGTCAACCAGTAGACGCAAGCGCGAATAGTCGACACGCAAGAGGTCACTGGTTCAAGTCCAGTAGGGCCCACGAGAAAAACCCCCGGTACCCATTGAGGAAAACCGGGGGTTTTCTCTTGTCGGAACTGGTGTTTTCGGGGCGGGTCTATGATTCAGCATGATGCGCCGTGACCAGGCATGACGCGACCCCGATTTTCCTAATACCTCGAAAACTGGTGCGAAACTGGTGCAAGATTTACCCCTATTCCTCAGCGTCGACGAAGTGTGCGCGCTGTTCCGGGTGGATCGGTCGACCATCGAGAACCAGCGTGCCGGCGGTCAGCCGCCAGGCAATCTCGGGATCAGGATCGGGAAGCACTACCGCTACCCGGTGAGCGCGGTGCTCGACTATCTGGAGACCCTTGGTATCCCCCGCGGTGACAGTGAGGCGTGGATACTCAGTCAGGGCTGATCGTCGTCGTGGCGGTGGTCCCGGTCGATCTCCCATTCCAGGGTGATGTGCCCGGAGCGGGACCGCTGTATCAGTCGCAACAGGACCGCCACCAACAGGATGACCAGGACGACGGCGGCAAGGCCCGCGACCCAGGCGGGCAGTTCCACTAGCTCAGCCGGGCACGGGCACCGCGTGGGAGGTCGACCGTTCCGACCATCCACATTCGGTGCACCAGAGGATGACGACCCTCACCGTGTCGTATCCGAGCAGGTTGTCCTCGAGATACTCGATGGTGTCGAGCTCGGCCGATCCGCAGGCGCCACAGCGTTCCATGACGGGAATGGTACCCGGGCAAGGTCGCGAAAATCGTCGCTATCAGATGACCCCGGCGCGGGCCAGGTAGACCATGGACTGCTCCACGGTGAGCTCGTCGCCGGGGTGGCTGTCCTCGGTGAGTAGTCCGGCCTGGAAGGCCTTGGTCCAGCTGTTGCGTGCCCAGTCTGAGACTTCGTCCCAGTTGGGCTCCCCGTTTGGTCCCTGCATGTCGTAGCCCTTTCCCATGTCGGCGCGTATCTGTTCGATGCAGCGGCGGTTGTTGTTCCAGTAGGGGTCTGATTTGCGGGCGGTCCATTCCGCATGGCTGACCGTGTTCCCTTGGGTCAGGTTCCAGTGGCGGCCGACCACGATGAGACTGGTCACTACCGCGACGTACTGTTCCTCGGGGATCGGGCCGCCGTCGCCTTCATGGTCGACCTCGAAGTTGTAGAACCAGGGGTTGCCGTTGGTGTCGTCCTCGAGGCCGCGGTCCTTGGCGTTCTTGGAGGGTGGGGTTCCGGCCCGTACCTCTTTGAGCACCTTCCCCGAACCGGAGCCCGATGAGTAGTTGCAGGCGCCGTCCGCGATCAGCCAGACAACCCCGTCCGGTTTCACATTGGCGTTGCATTTGATCCGCCCCTGATCATGTCCGGCCAGAGAGTCGACGGGGAAAGGGACCGGCGGGGCGGTGTGATGGACCATGAGCCCGACCGGGCGGCCGTCGGCCCACTGGCCGCCCGTCGACGTCCAGCCGCCATACTCCTTGACGGTGACCCCCACGGCCCGGAGCTCGTCATCCAGCATCAGGATTTGGGCGCGGCCTTCTTGGCCGGGGCCTTTTTCTTGGGCTTGGGCTTCTCGACGGCTTCGACGTCGTCGGCGGCTTGGAGGTCGGCCCGGTTGAACACGACGACCCCGCCCTCCTTGTACCCGTACTTCCCCGGCGCCAGGCCTCGGTGGCGGGTCAGGTTCAACTGGTCGGGGCTGATCCCCAACAGCTCGGCGGCCTCCTCGAGTGTGAGCCGGTCGGGTTCGGTCATGGTGTTCCTCCTTAGGCGGGTCCGATGTCTTCGACAACGATGTAGGTGGGGATGGTCGCCGACGCGTTGATGGTGAGGGTTCCGGCCGAGGTTTGGGCTTGCAGCTTGTAGGTGCGGGAGCCAGTGGCGGGAGTGTCTAGGGCGCTGCCATGGAACATGGCGAAACCGCCCGCGGCTAGGGCGTTGACCGTTCCCAGCTGTTGGATGCCACTTCCGTCTTTGGCGATGAACGCTTGGGGTACCCCGGTCGAGGTCACTTGGGAGCAGCGGAAGCCGCCCGTGATTTTCAGACGCCGATTGGCCGGTACGGTGACGGTCACCGTGGCGCCGGTGACATCGGCTAGGGCGGTGATCCCCGCTTGGGCCGCGGTGACCAAAGCCGTTCCCAGGTGCCCGCCGGGCAGTCCCAGCCACACCGAACCGCGACGCAGATACAGGCCGTTCTTGTCCTGAACGTAGGCGACCCCGCCGTCTGGCTCGTCTGATGGGAGGGCGGCGGTCGAGGCGACGATATGGACCAGCTTGTCCCGGACCTCGTTGCCCCAGTCCGATTCGATTGGCTCCCCGGTGATGACGTCCGGTATTTCTGTTTCCCAACCCATAGCTTTGCCTCCTACTGCCAGAATCCCTCGTCCCAGTTCTGGGTGTCCCAGTAGCCGGGTTCGAGCATGTTGAATGTCAGGGCGTCGTCGAGTCGGGCCGACATGACCCAGTCGTCGGCGGTGATCCGATGTTCGAGGCCCATGACATGGACCTCCTTTTCGTATGACCAGCCGAATGGGGTGTCGATGAGGACCGACCAGAGGTCACCGAACCGGGTGTCGTAGAGGATCAGGTTGTGGTCGGGGTCCTCGGTGGCGGCGATGGTCACCGAATCGATTCGGGCCCGGTCGTCTTTGAAAGCCCGCAGATACCGTTTCGCCAGGTGGGCGACCTCGGCGTCGCTGTTGTTTTCGAGGTCGGTTCGCTGGTAGGACCGGTTGCCGAATGCGGACTGTGAGCCGGTGTTGGCGAAATGCTGGAGGGTTGATCCGACCCGGGCGTAGGAGACGTCGTTGACGATTCGGGCGGCCTCGTGGGAGGTTTTCACACCGATGATATGGGCGGCCATGGCACCGGTCGGGGCCTCGTCGTATCCGATCCAGGCTTGGACCGTGGTGGAACGGGGGTCGGTGGTCAGCCAGTCGCGGGCCTTGAACACGGCCTGGCCGATCCGATCCGCATAGAACGCGCCGCCCTCGGCGTCGGCGGCCTTCTGACATTCCTCCAGTGTCGAGTCGGCGAGGAGCGAGGATTGCATGGTGTGCACGCCGGTCTGGAGGTCACGGTCGGCGGTGGGCCAACCCAGTTTGTCGAGGGCGGCTTCGATCCGGTCGGTGGTCGATTGGACGCCGGTGCCGGCATCGTTCATCGGCGGGTTGTAGGCGGCCCAGACCGCCATGAAGTCAGAGCAGGCAATCGTGGTTGCCAGGTTGTAGGCGCCGTCGTCGTAGCTGTCGTTGATGGCGTCGATCTGTCCGGTAACCAGCGGCTGTTTGACCCCGTCGGGGTCGATGACCAGAACACGTATTTTCCGGGCGGGCCGGAAGGGGAGGGCGAAGTAGGGGACGTCGGAGTCGGGGGTGAAAACCCCCTCGGTGTTGTCGACGACCAGGACCGCGGACGCCGACTCGAACCGTTCCCCCCAGCGGGCGGCGCCCGCGTTGATTTGCACTTCCATGACCCAGGGGGTGACGTCCTGCCAGCGCGGGTCTGCGGTACCCCAGACGGCCTCGTCCCAGAGGCCGGTGTCCCAGAGGCCGACGGTTTCCATGGCGAGCCCGGTGTCGACTTCGACACGGACGTCGAGAGGACCGCCCAGCCAGTGGAGCATTTGAGCGGGCGGGGCCAGGGGGACGGTCACTAGTACCAGACCTCGACTGTGGCTGAGGCGGGGATCGACTGGGAGTCGGGAAGGTCGGCGGTCAGGGTCGGTATCCCGTTATTGACCCGGAGAGCCCGCATACCCGGATAGGAGGCTTTCAGGAACGATCCGGCGCCGCCGTAGACGATGACCGCGCCCAGGGTCAAACCGACGAAGGCGGGGTCGCCGATCTGCTCGAGCTGCCAGATGGAACCGGGCATCAGCCGCGCACCCTTACCGGTATCGGCCCGTTGGCCCGGTCGTAGCGTTGCAACGCCTGGACGACAGCCTTACTGATGGCGTTGGGGTCTGAGCCGACCCCGGCGTTGATGGTGATGTTGAACACGGCGCCGGCGGCGCTCCCGGCGGGGAGCACTGTTTCGTTGTCGTGGAGTAGGGCCAGGCCCGCCCGTTGCCCGGCGGGAGCGTGGAAGATTCCGCCGGTCTGGAAGGTGGGGATGTTGGGGGTTTTGATGGTGATCTTGGGGATGTCAACCCCGAGGATGGAGCCGCCGCCGATACTGATTTCCAGGTCGTTCCACTTGTTGATGATCCAGTTCACCGCGCTCTTGAACGCGTTTTTGATGCCATCCCACATGCCGGAGACGGCCCGGCTGATCCGGCCGGGAATCCCGGTAAGGAAGTCGATGATCTTGTTCCAGGTCTCCTTGATGAAATCCCAGACGGCCTTGACCCCCTCCTTGATCTTGTCCCAGTTCTTGATGATGATTCCGATGAGGGTCCAGTTCATGAAAAAGTCGACCAGCCAGTCGGCCACGGTCTTGATGGCGTTCTTGATCCCCTCCCAGACCACTTCAGCGGCTTTTTTGATCTTCTCCCAGACCATTTTGAGGAAGGCGAGGATCTTGTCCCAGTTCTTGATGATGAGGACGACCAGGCCGACCACGGCGGCGGCGACAAGGATGATCGGCCCCATTGATATCAGCCAGGCGGCGGCGACCTTGGCCGCGTTGATCAGGGATTGGACTCCCATCATCGCCCAGGCGGCGATCTGCTTTCCGATGTTGACGACGGTGGCCGCGGTTGCTTTCGCCATCGCGCCCACGTTTTTGAGTAGGCCGCTTTTGACTGCTTCCAGGGCGGGGGCGGCGGTGTTGGCGATCCCGCCGGCGAGGTCGGCCCAGCCTTGGAGGTAGGCGGAGAGCCCGGCCTCACCGGGGCCGGCCATGATGGCGGCGGTACCGTCGATCATGTCCCGCAGTCCCATGATCCGGGTCTCCGCGGTGTCGGCCCCTTCTCCCAGTCCTGAGCCGACCTTATCGCCGGTCTCCTTGGCCTCAGAGGCGAGGTCTTGCAGGTTGTCCTCGGTCTTGTCGATTGCCTTGTCGACGTCTTTGAGCCCGGTTTCGGCGCCGCCGAGAGCGTTTTTCAGGTCGGATGAGTCGCCGACGATCTTGACCGAGATGGTGTTACCGGCCACGGCTGGCCCGCTTGTGATGGTCGAGGAAGACGGTCAGCTCGCGGTTGGTCAGCTTCCAGAATTCGGCGGGGCTGATCCCGTAGGCGGCGGCCAGTTCGGGCATCAGGGTCTCGGCCCGCCGTTGGAAGCTGCCGCTTTTGGGTTGTCGACCTCGAGGGCGTTTTGGAGGGTGGCAAGGTCGAGGTCGAAACCGTCGAGCTCGATGTCGGGGTACACGCTCTTCAGCTTGACGAAGATGACCCCCTGAATCACCCGCGGGGAAGTCAGGGTGTCGGTGGTCTGGCGGCCGAGAGCAGCGAAGGTCTGCTCGCCGAGGATCTGCTCCAGCCGTACCGACTCGCGCATGGTGAGCGTGGACAGGTCAAGGTCGAGGGTTAGCTCCTCGGTGCTGCCGTCGCGGTCTACCTGCACGCTGATCTCGGCCATCAGGAGTCAACCCATTCCGCGTTGATCGCTTCGAGGAGCTCCTGCTCGTACATTTCGGGAATGTCGCCGGCGTTGTCCAGGGCGTCGGTGAGGAACGGGTTCCCCTTGTAGCCGCCGGGGTAGCCGCCGTAGTGGACGACCACCGCATAGGGCAGTCCTTCCCCGGCTTCGATGAGAGCATCCTCGGGGCCGGTGGTGACCATGATCGAATCGGCGAGGCGGCCGCTACGCCGCGGAGCACGGGTCCGGGCGTTGGCCGCGATCGGCTGGGCCAGGGTGTCGCCGATCCCGGTGGTGATCAGGTCGAGGTCGTGACCCAGGGTGTCGAGGTTGCGGGCTAGCTGGTCGGCGCCTTCCACCTTGATTCGAGGGGCGGCCATGTCACGGCGTGGCCGGGGCGTAGGTGACATCACCGGAGGTCTGGGCCTCTAGTGACCAGTCCCATTCCCCGTCGGCGTTGGCTTCCACGGTGAGCCGGGAGATAGTGCACTGCCCGGTGTAGAGGCCACCGTCGGTGGGGCCGGCGGCGTCGCCGATCTGAATCGAAAACTCGATCGGCGCCGACTGGTCGAAGGCGGTCTGGAGGTCACCAACCTTCTCAGCGGAGATGTGACCGGAGGCGGTGATCGTCCCCGACTTCTGCCCGCCCAGCGAATGGGCGCTGGCCGATCCGAACGTTGGTTTGGCGAGCACGTTTTTGGCCTGCTCAAAACTGATCACCGAACCGACCGTCGAAAAGTCGTCGGCGTTGAGGGTGATCGTGGCCTCGTAACCGGGGATGAACGTTGGGCTGGTGGTCATGGGCTAACTCCTTCAGTGGGATATTTGAACCTGATCAGATTTCGGGCGGCGACCATCTGGCCTTGTTGGTTGCGTGGCACCCGCGGCTGGCGGACACGCTCCCAATGGGCGCCCACCGTGTAACAAGCCCGCTGAATCCGTAGGTTCAAGGCGGCGGCCTGCTCGATACCGGCTTCGGGCTCTTTGATCGAAACGATGACCCAGACCTCCCAGCGTTCCGCGACCGTTCCGTGGGTGTCCGGTTCCAGCCAGTCGTCGCCGGGCATGACGATCACTTGGGGCGGTGAGAAGGTGGAAGGGACCGCGGCCACGAACAGGACGTCGCCGCCGAATTCGGCTTTGAACGCTTCCTTCATTTGCGCGCGGGTGGGCATTCACGCAACCCCCCAAGCCGCCCACAGGTCAGAGCGAATCCAGTCGGCGGCGGCGTCGATAGCCCGCTGTACGTCGGGCAAGCGGTCGGCGGGGAAGGTGGCCGGGTCGGCCTGGAGACCGTTACGGATAACGTCCGCGGTGGTGACCAGGCCGGCCAGGTCGTCAATCTCGGCTATCGCCTGGTGCAGTCCGAACAGCAGCTCGGCGATCTGATAGTCGGGTTTGGCGGTGGGGGTACCCCATTCGCCCATTTCCCCGTAGAGCCCCAGCGGGCCAGTAGGCAACAGCAGGAACCGGGCGGCCTTTTGTATCAGCGCCGATTTGAGCCGTTCCGTCTGGCCCGCGGTGGCATCGGGGAGTGTCATGTAGCGGTGTACTTGACGATTCCCGCCGGGTAGGCGGGTATGGCGATGGTGGCGCCCAGGACGCCGATATCGCGGCCCATCAGCGCCACGTTGTTGGCGGTGACCGTCAGTGGCGGCTTCTCGGCGTTCCGTAGCGCCTTCTGGTTGAACTGGATGTCGGCGGTCAGGTCCGCGGCGTGGAACACGGTTATTCCGCCGACATTGGCGCTCTCGGCCGTGAAGTCCGGGGAGCTCCCGAAACTGATCGACGGTTGGCTCGGGTTGAGCAGGCCGAGGAAGGCCGACCATGAGGCGTCGGTCAGTCCCAGCATGTTTCCCGGTACCCCAGTGGCGTCCTTGATCGCGGCCGCGGTGGCGATGACGTCGGCGACGAAACCAGCCCAGGTTGCGGTGTCGAGGACCGCCCCGCCGACTGTGGCCGCGGCGGTGGCGTCTGCCACGAATTCGGCTTCGGTGACGATGGCGTACTGGTCCAACAGGACACTGACCACGATCTCGGCGACGGAAGGGTCGGACTGTTCGATCAGCTCGAGGCTGACGTCGACCGCCCCGGCGAACCATTCCATCTGATAGGTGACCGCGTCGACGGTGAGCTCGCGGCTGGCGACCTCGACCTTCTCCCCGGTCCTTTTCGCAACCTGGGTGTGTTGGGTGATCCGGGGGAACCCGAGCCCGTAGCCGGAGGCGGGGAAGGGAACCGTTCCCGCAGCACTGAACATGGGCCGGAGCACGTTGAGGATTCCGAGGACCTCAGAGCCCCAGGCCTTCAGTTGGACCAGGCCGTCGGCGTTACCGGCGGGGGTGCCGATGACGTCGGCCAGGGCCCGCTGCGTGTACTCCTTGGATGCCACCGTTTTCAGTACGTTGACCAGGGCTTCCCGTACCGTCATTTCCGGTTCGGCGGCCGTCTTCCCCAGGCTGATGTGCGCTAGCTGGGATCGGACCTCGCGCAGGTCGGCGCCGAAACCGTCGAGGCGGATTTCGATCGGCGCAAGGTTGACAACCGGGGCGGGTGTGTCCTCCACGGCCTCGATGATTTCGTCGGTCTCGGGCATTTGATCCTCCTTGGATCGGGCGGCCAGCACCTCGGCGCTGGGATAGGCGGGGAACGTCACCAGCGAAGTTTCGAGGAGACGCGCCTTGCGGTGGGTACGGGTGCGGCCCTTTCGGGTCGCCTGCTCGGACAGGAAGCCGATGGACAAGCCGCGGGCTACCCGGTCCCTGGCAAGGGTGTGAGCCTCAACGGCGCGGGCCGTGGTCGCCATCCTGAACTGCATGTAGGCACCGTCGTCCTGCTCCCAGATTTGAGAGCCGCGGCCGATGGGCTGTCCCTTGTCGTGCTGCCAGAGGAGCACGACCGAATCGGGGTCGGTGTCGGCGAAGACCCCAGGGGCGAACGCTTCCCGTTCGCCGTCGACTTCGATTTCCTCACCGTATGGGACGATCCGACCCTCGATGATCGGCCCGTCGTCGTCGGTGTCGGCGCGGACTTCCAGCAGTTCGATGTCGAGGTCAAGGCGTTGCAATCGGTACCTCCTCGGTGGTGAAGCCGGTTTCGGCGGCGGCCTGGTCGACGGGCATGCCCGCGGTGGCCAACAGTTGGAAGGTGCGGGCGCGGGTCTCCAGGCTCTCTTTGAACAGCGGCGAAGTGTCGAATTCGATGACCGGCTGGCCGGGGAGTGTCGCCCAGGCTTCCTCGATGATGTTGAGGTAGGTGGTCAAGCAGTATTGGACGAAGTCGGCGCCGACCTCGGCCAGGTTCTTGTAGGTGATCGAACCGCCGCCGCCCTGGACGGAGATGCCGAGGAGGTCGGGGGGTATCTGGAAGATACGGGCGACCTCTTGCGCGGTGGAAGCGCGGGTCTCCAACCATTCGATGTCGGCGGGGCTGAGCTCGACGGGGGTGTATTTGATCCCGCCGGAGAGCACCGCGGTATTGCGGGCGCCGTTACGGGCCGCGGTCCATTGGGCCTGCAGGTGTTCGGACTCCTCTTTGGTCAGTGCGGTTGGCGCTTCGAGAACCCCGGAAGGAACCCCGGAGGAGCCGAACAGGCCGGAGCCCCACGACTCGCTAGCGGCGGCGCCCTGCCAGGTCTGCCAGGCGGCCTCGATCGGGCTCAACCCTTCTAGTTGGCCTGGCCGGGGGTGGAAGCGGAGATGGCGGATGCGATCCGCGGGTACTTCCTTTCCCAGCCAGGCGTACTTGCGGACGTCCCGGCCGTAGGTGTCCTCCCAGGCGACCGCAACGTCACCGGGGGGAAGCACCCGGAGCGAGTCGACCCCGCGTTCGGTGGGGGCGATCAGCCAGTAGGCGTCACCCTCCCAACACAACGACCAGACAGTCTCGAAAAGGAACTCGAACCGGGTATCGAAAGGATCGGGCCGGCGGGTGAGCGGCGTTTCCGGGTCGGTGTCGAGGCCGGCAATCGAAGACGCGATCAGGTCGATAGCCGCATACACCGCGGGCACGGCTTCCGCGGATAGCGGGCCGTGGTTCTGATGCCAGACCACCGCGTCCAGCTGCCATTCAATCGGATACGCGGAGGGGTCGGTGTCGGTGTGGCGTACTTCCCGGTTCGATTCAGCGCCGGAAAGCCACGACCACAAGCCCATAAGCGCGAAAACTATCACTAAACAACGTCAGTTGTCTACTACTCCCCTAGCCGGTTATCCTCGGCGGTTGGAAAAGCCCCCTTCAACTTCGGTTGTCGGGGGCTTTTCCTTTGCCAGGGCTTGGTGGCGGCCTGGTTAGTACCCGGTCAGTGGATGGCGTACACGGGCCGTGGTCGGGCCGCCAGATATACCGCGCGGGCGGTGGCGGTCACCGCGGGGATCGGTTCGGCGCCGCGGGTGATCCACCAGCGGCCCTCGGTGGTCTCCCGCCGACCGGCGTGGGCCAGCTGGGCGGCGAGGGCTTCCCGGCCGGGATGGCGTAGCCGGTCGGTCGAGGCCAGCTCGTAGAGGGTTTGGCAGGCTGAAACCCAGGCCCGGCCGGTGACCGGAACCATGGGTTGGCCGGCGATGGTCAGAGCCTCGGCTAGAGCCTCAGTGGTCCAGGGGTCGAAGCCGACCGCCGATGGCCTGAGAGCGTCGAGGACGGCCGACACGGCCCCGGCGAGCTCGGTCAGGTCGCCAGTGCGGTAGAGGGCCAGGTCGGTGCCTATACGGCCGTCTGGAAGGTGCCAGGCGGCAACCACGGCCGCGGCCGCGCGGTCGGGGTCGACGTCGATAGAGACGACGGGCCGGTCGGTGGGGCCGGCGAGGTCGGGGTCGGTGGCGGCGTCCCAGAGGGCGGCGGGTATCGCCCGCGTACCTGAGACCTCGACCCACTGGCAGAGGACCTCGGTAGCGAACGCTTCAGGGGTGAGCGTGGCGTACAGGTGGGCGATCCGTTCGGTGTCGATCAGGTGGCCGAGGGAAGGGTTGGCCTGAGCCCAGCCTTCAGGGTCGTCAGGTGAGAGGGCGGGGTCGGCGGACCATTCCAGCCAGGCGAGGGACCTGTCGCCGGTTAGAGCGCGGTCGCGGAGCTGGTTGAGGACGATTGAGTCGGGGTCGCCGGCGTTGGAAGCCCACCAGACTTGAGGGTCGCGGGAGGTGTTGAGGGTGGGGAGGATGGCGGCGATGAACGCGGTGTCCCGGTACTCCCGAATCTCATCGAGGACGATCAGGTCGGCGTGGTGGCCGCGGGGAGCGTCAGGACGGGGAGCCAGTATCCGGTAGGTGGCCCCGTTCCGCATACGGATAGCCTCCTGACCGTTGGCCCGGCGGGGTCGGCCCGCCAGGCGGCGGGGGAAGCGGGCCTCCAGTATCTCGGCGACCTCGAGGAAGGTCTCGCGCGGGAGGTCCCGGTTCTGCGCCGAATGCAGTATCCGTTCCCCCCAGAGGAGTATGCCGGTAAGTATCCGGGTGCGGAGGATGCCGCGGGTCTTCCCGTTCTGTCGGGCGACCGCGACCGCGACGTCACGGTAGGCCCAGCCGCGCGGTGTCCGCTCCAGGCCGACGTCGAGGGCGTAGGACTGCCAGGGGAGGAGGGGAACCCCGACCGTCTGAGCGAGGGCGGCGGCCTGAGCTCCCCTGGTCTCCCGGTCAGTTCTCGCCGTTCCCAGCCGCGGGCGTGGCGAGAGCATGGATTTCGGCGAGGCCGTCATCTATCTCCTCGTCCAGTCCGATACGGGCCCGCGCGGCAGGTGTCAACCCGAGTTGGCGGAGCAGCTGGTCGGCGCGGGCGTACAGCTCGGGGTCGGCGCCGCCCGCGGTGGCCTCCATACCGGGCAGGTGGGTCAGGTTGGCCCGGTTGGCCCGGTCGATCTGGGCTACGACATCTCGAGTTAGCCATACCGTCGCATTATCCGCCGGTGTCAGCCAGGTGGCATAGGCCGCGGCGCCGATGACCGCCCTTTCCAGGGTGCCCGGTGGGGGGCGGCGGGGCCCGCGGCGGTTGCCGCTACTGCTCACCGGGCCACCGGCCGCCCCAACGGCCCCAGGTCCGCAAGGCCCAAGCCCGACTGGAGCCGATTCTTGTCATTTCCGGTTGTCTCGGGGGGATTTGCGCCGTGGGGAGAGAGAGGACAG